CTCAAATGGTTGATCCGATCTATGCCTTACTAATGTCATTCCGCTATGTGCCCCGCCGCTATGCCCCCCCCCCTGTAATTGCTCTAACATTTGGGGCTTCTGATAACCTTTCATTAATCCCTGCAAGCTCTTCTCCGATAGGAAATACTTCTCCGAAATTTCGCTTCGGGGTTGTAGAATGTCCGACAATATATATCCGCTCTCTATTTTGGGGTAGAAACCATGCTGTATTAAGCAGTTGCCCTTCGCATCTATAACCATCAATGTTGGCAAAGGCTTGCATAATCGCCCAATAGTCTGCGCTATCATTTGAGGAGTATGCTCCTTTAACATTTTCCCAGATAAAAATGTCAGGTCTAAGCCACTTGATAAGAAAGATGGAATACTTGATAAGGCTACTTCTTTGTCCTTCCATCCCCATTCTTTTTCCAGCCAAACTAAAATCCTGGCAAGGCGATCCGAAAGTGATAATGTCGCAATGCTTGACGGTTCGGATGATGTGCCGAACATTTGTAACTGATCCGATGTATTCTGCATTTGGAAAATTATATTTATAATTTGCGATTGCGTGTTTATCAATTTCAGAGAAATAAACTTTTTCAAATTCAAATCCACCTTCTTCCAGTCCTTTATGAAAGCCGCCTATGCCGGAAAATAAATCAAGTAGTATCATCTTCAAAACGGACATTCCCCCTTAAAATTATTTTCAACAAACAAAACATTCCGCATCATGTTTTTGATATTTGTTTCAAATATAATAAATTTCTTTTTTCGGGTTCAATAAATTCCAATCCAACCCTTTCAAACAAAATCATTTCATCATGACATGGAATTATTTTATCATTGTAAGTTAAAAATCCATTCTCCTGTTTATATCCGCGTTGCGGCAAAAGCGTACCCATAAAATGTTTACTAAACTCCCAATCTCCAGTTCTGATTAAAAATATGTTTCCCCAATTATCTTCATTTGCGAAAAACAAATCAAGATTAATTCCTTCCAGCAAAAGACGTTGCGTGTATTTGCATTTACCATATTCTAATTCGCCTTTTATTTTCTGCCATTGATTAACTACTTGCGCTATTCCATCTTCAAACAATCCGCTTTGATATGACTTTTCGATGCAACAAATTTCAATGTCTTTGACTTCTGATTTTTCACGACGGATACTTCCTGCTATTTCGGCTTTGATGCAATGCGGCCTCAAAAACTCAAGATATTTTTCCGCTATTAATCTTGCTTTTAAAAGTTCCATAATTAAAAAGTTTCAAGTCTAAGTGTTAACACTTCCGACCTAGAAAAATAATATCCTCCATGTAATTTCTTCTTTCTCATTGCATCGTCAATGTTAAAATATTTTAGTTTTAAATCTGTTGCTGCAATCTCTGTACTATCATACCTTTTGTAAAATGATTTATCGGCATTGAATACGAATAAGGGGCATTTCGGTCTGCCACCTGGATGAAGGGTGTGTTTTTCTAGGAGCATCATTAAAATAGTTTTTGCTGAATATTATCGAATGCAATAGGTAGGTTGCTCCATATAACTTCGGTTCGTGATTTGTGAGTACCCTTGTTTAATATCATTGGTTTAAAATCCATCCATGTAGCGTTTGAATTTTCGCAAACAATAACTCTATCCCAATATTTCATGGAATATGATGCAACTCCGGCGAAAGGCTCAATAATCTTTCCATATTTAGGGGGGGGGTATTTATCAATAATGGATTTCTTTGAACCGTAATAAGACCACATAATTATTGTTCTATTGCAATCGCTAATTGATTCTTTTCATTCTCAACCGCTGAAATATTCTTACAAGCAACTTCAAAATATTTCTTCTTTAATTCAAACAATATCGCTTTTCGTTTCATCTTAATTGCCTGATAACCTTCACTACCAATGCCACCGAAAGGAGATAAAATCGTGTCGCCCTCATTACTCCATAAAGCAATGCAGCGCTGAATAATATCTAATGAAAGCGGAGCTATATGCCTTTCGTCTTTATCGTCTCTCGCCTCTTCGCGGTTCAATGTGTTGCCGAAGTCAATATCCATCCAAACAGGACTCGCCCATTTCTGCCAAAGGTCAACACTTAAATTTAATGAAACAGGATGCGCGTGTTCGCCGCCCTTTCTGAATACTAAAATATCATCAGGAATACCTACTGGGCTCATGGCTGCATCTTTTTTCAGTTGCTTGTGAAGCAATCCTAATGCCTTTGTTCGCTGCATTTCAGTTACCGGATTCTTCCAACAGCAAACGCGGGTATGATATATAAATCCTTCCGCTTCAAATGCTTCACGTATAAGTCCTGAAAAGTCGCGCAATCCTATATAACCTTCTTTGCCTTTCTGAATAGGCAAGTCCATGCAATGAACTGCAACTAATCTTCCAGACCAAAGAACGCGGTGTAATTCTTTTACAAGGAATTTAAAGGCAATCATAAATTCATTATAATCTTTACTATTGCCCATATCTTCAAGTTCATCGGAATATACGTAAAGCGAAGCGAAAGGAGGAGAAAAGACTGAAAAGCCTATACTTTCATCGGGTATTTTTTTTATTAACTGAACGCAATCGCCTAATTGAACAGTGCAATTCTCCGTTTTAAACTCTTCAAATTTTCTTTCCATTTTAGTATGCTTTTTTAGATTTTTATTAACTGCTTTTGTCATTGCTTCCTGCATTTTTTCAAATTGCTTTTCCTTGGTTTTAATCGAATGAATTACATTTGTCATAGTGTCCGTTGTAACAATATATATATTTACGGGATGCTCTTGTTTGAATCTCCAGGAACGGCGCACCCCCTGAAATAATCCCTCAAATGAAAAATCAAGCGAAGGGAATACCTGATTATGGCAATGTTGATAATTAAGTCCTTGCCCAGCGATTTTAATTTTTGTAATTAATACCCTAAATTCATTCTTTGCAAACCCTAATAGTTTTTCTTCTTTGTATTCAGTCGTGTCGCTTCCTTTTACTTCGACGGCATCGGGAATTAATTTCCGTAAATATTCACCTTCCTCATTTTGCTTAATCCAAATAATAAAACTTTCCTTTGAATTATTTACAATATCAATAACTTCCGAAAGGCGCTGAACTTTTGTTAATCGTAGTTCTTGATTGAAAGTAGTTGCCGATACTGCAATATCATTAAAGAGTAATCCATTATTTCGGTTGTCGGTTTCTATTTTCTTTTCAATAAATGAAAGAGGCGGCAAGTCAAATCCATCCTGTTTAAAATGAATATCGGCTGGTTTCTGAAACATAATAGCCCATGTTGAAACCCAATCCCAAAACAGATCCTCGCAATGCCCTTTCAATCTCCATTTTTGTGTTTCTCCTGCATCGTGAACGAAATACATTGCAAGCATTTCAGACCTTGACATGATATTTAAAAACTCGGCATAGTTGCCCAATTCCATCGGGTCATTCGGGCTTGGCGTAGCGGTGAACACACATTTGAAAGGCGTTTGAGAAAATGAATCTATAATAAGATTTCGATATGAACCTTCGTGATTTTTAATTATACTTGCTTCATCTAATGCAATGCCGCCATATATAGACAAATCAATATTTTCCAATTGCTCATAATTTGCAATTTGAATCGGTGCATAATGTGGATGCTCTTTATCGAAAGATGCCTTAACAACTTTTAGATTAATTGTTTCGGCTGATTCAATAGTTTGTCCTGTTACAGCCAAAGGAGCGCACAATAAAACGGGTTTTCCTGTAAATTTTGAAACTTCATCGCACCAGCATAGTTGCATAAATGTTTTGCCGGTTCCTGTTCCTGAAAATACTGCATACCGTCTTGCTTTCAGTGCGCGTTTAACTACAAACTTCTGAAATGGGAATAGAATAGAATTAAGATTTTCAATCTCAATATCAAATCCCGTTTCAACTATTCGCTTGTGCTTACTCTTTAAAAATTCCGTATATTCCATTATATATAATTTAACTTATCCTATCCAATTCCGCAGCGATCAAAGCCCCGGCAATAACTAACCTCTCCTGATAACTTTTATTAATCATCTTTTCGCAGATTGCCTTATCCCAGGTTTGAGAAAATTTATCTCCATCATTTTCAATTAAGGCAACCGCCGCCATTGCGAGTTGGCCTGTTGAATTATTCATCTTATCATACTTGAGCGTTCTGCCGTGTTTCTCGATTTGCTCATTGCGTTCGGTGGTGATTAAGTCTATTGATGCCATATTTTATCTTTTAAAAAGTTTACTTAAAAATGATTTTTGTTTTGGTTCAACCTTTTTAATTCTACGAACCTTAAAACGTTCAAATGTTTTTTCTAATTCATTAATACAATCATCGTACCCTTGAAGAAAAGTGCCGCAATTGCCATTTGATTTTAAACATTCGCGAACGTGTTTTAATCTTTCTAAAATTAATCTATCTCTTTTGGTCAAGTTCTTTAAAAAAGTTACCCCCGTTTTCTCTACAAGATACGACCTTGCAAATAGTAACGGGGGCGGGTGAATGTTTTTAATTTCATTAGTCGTATTAATGATGGGTGCAAATGTAGGATTATTTTAATTCATTCAACAAATCTTGTTCATTTTTTATTTGCCGTTGCAATCGCTCAATTTTATCTTCATGTTGCTTTCTCAAAAAAGATAATGCCTCATCTCTTGTTTTAAAGTGTGAGCTATATTTTGCGTGTATTGCATCTCGCTTTTTATTTCCGTTATTATTTAGATAAAAAATGCTTTTATCTGTCATTTCAATTATTTCTCGCTCAACAATCCTTTCGCCCCAACTTGATGTTTTAAATACTTTCATAAATTTTCTTTCATTTAAAATGGCTTATCTCTTTCATAATAATTACTCGGTTCAGGCATTTCTTTTTCATTCGCAATATTTGAAAACCTGCTTATTTCCTTTTCAAAGCGAAGCAATCTTTTCCCTGTTGCGCCGTTTCTATTTTTGGCAATATTAACCTCAACTAATCCTTTTAAATCACTACCATCTAAATCTCTTTCTATTCCATAATAATCGGCACGAAATAATAATTGAACTACGTCTGCCTCTTGTTCGATACTGCCGCTTTCTCTTAAATCTGAAAGTTGCGGCTGCTTGCCTTCCCTGGATTCAACCGCTCTGCTTAATTGAGAAAGTGCAATTACCGGAATGTGCAAATCTTTTGCAATAGCTTTTAATCCTTGACTGATTAATGATACTTCCTGCTCACGGTTTCCGTTGCGCTTGCCGTCAGCATGAATGAGCTGCAAGTAGTCCACATAAAGAGCTTGTATATCATGCTTCTGCTTCCAAACCCTTGCAATGGATTTTAATTCCAAAATATTAATTCCTGAAATGTCATTGAGGTAAATTTGCGCCCCCATTAAACGCTCGAAACTCTTAGCAAGTTCATGCTTTTGATTATTGTAAACCTTGCCGGAACGAATAACATTTGAATCCAATCGAAAGTCATTTGCAACCATTTTAATAATTAGTTGCTGAAAAGGCATCTCAAGACTGAACACCCCGACGGGCTTCTTATCTTTGTATGCGATATTAAAAACCTCTTGCAGCATAAGCGACGTTTTCCCCATACTAGGCCTTGCCGCAATGATTATCAAGTCCCCAGCTACCCGACCGGATGTTATGGCATCAATGTCATAAAAGCCCGTATCGAGGCCGTAAATGTGCTTATCGCTATCCATCGCCTTCAACACTTCGCCATAAGTTTCCTGCACCATTGAGGTCCATGTTTTATTCCCGCTTTTATTGATTGACTGATAAAGCGAATCTAAAATAAGCTGGGTGTTATTTAATATTTCAAATGGATCTGTCGAATCATTGTAAGCGCCTTGTAATGATTTGCTGCATGAAGTAATGATTTACCTTTTGATGTATTGCTGAAAAATTATACGGGCATGAAATTCGATGTTAGCTGAAGATGCTACGCGGTTTGTTAATTGTGTAATATAGAAAGGGCCGCCAATAATATCCAGTTCCCCGGCTTCTTTCAAGGCATTGCAGATAGTTGCTATGTCAATCGGTTGGTGTGCTGAATAAAGTTTTTGCGCTGTTCTGAATATTATTTTGTGAGCGTCCTTATAAAAACATTCATCATGCAGGATTGAAACCGTTTCTTCAAATGCTGATTTCTCTAAGAGGATTGCGCCGAGTACTGCTTCCTCTAACTGAATCGCTTGTGGAGGCAACTTACCAAAGTTTTCAGCAAGCAAAGAATTAGATGAAGATGAAGATGATTTTCTCCGTGTTCTTTTTTCTTCGTAATTTATTTCATCTTCATTCATTGCCCAAACTTTCTATTTAAAATCTTTGATTCAACTGCCGGTTTCCCGTTGGAACTTTTAGAATAACTCATCAATGAATTTACTAAGTGCCTTTGCAAGTCCCCTTTATCTGTGTAGCTTTTTTCTATGTTTTTTGTTTTGAATAAATCAAGCAATTCAGGGAACCTGGCTTTGTGCTTCATTTGAATATCCTCCCATGTGATTTGATAATTATCAATCATAAATTTTTCAAGATCAGTAATGGCATGGAGTTTTGGTTTTTCAATATAAACCTGCCATTTTGATTTTTCAACTTTTAAAGGGGGTGTGGATTTTATTACATTCTCATTCTCATTAACATTAACAGTTACAGTATCATTAACAGTACTATTAACAGCGACGTTTGCGACGGGGTGCGATACTTTTATCGCAGGTGCGATATTGTGCGACGCTTTGCGTGTTTTTGCTATTTCTATTGCATTTTCAATAGTTTCGCTGCCTTGAATAACCGCATCGTATAAGTCGGTATTCCATCTTTTTAAATTTCCAAGTGCGCCGGCGTTGCTCTTGTCCCCTTTTGTTATTTCATATTTAACCAAATCCCGCTTTAGTTGCCTTTTGACAGGTTCAAAAACTAAATCAATGATTTGATCCGTAACCTCTGGATTGAGGTCGTTAACGTATTCAAGAATCAATAAAAACAAGTCCCCTCGTTGCTCTTTAGTGAGCTTTCGTAAGACATGAATTAAATCGGCGTATAGTATAAATGATTTTTTATCCTTTGCCATAAAAAGACCGCCAAGAAAGGAAGCTGCGCGACCCGGCTATGAGTTGAAGCAGCTCCCCGAACTTGAGCGGGAATATTTTTAAGAAGTAATTTCTTTGATGATCATAGCCGGATCAGTTTTATTTCGTCCGCAAATTAAAGCAATACATCGTTATGTTTTGTGGGTTGGTCGAAATAAATCGATAAACTTATGAACAATTATTTGTTAAACAACCTCGCATCCGCTTTCCCTGTTAATTTATCAACTTCATTCTGCATCGTAGCATCTTCAAGTTGAGTAGGTGTCATTTTTTCAACTATTTCCTTTTCGTATTCATCACAAGCATCTTGAATAGGTTTATAAAGAGGATCATTCTTTGTATCTTCATTCACCCATTCCCTCACAAATGCAAGCATTGCGATTGCCGTGTAAGGGGTTAACTCTAGTTTAACTTTAGACATATATACTAAGGATGCAATAGATATTTATCAATATGATGTTTGGCTAAATAAAATCCTTCAGCGAAATAAGCCGCGTATCCTCTCGCTCGTAATAATTCATGAAAGGCGCTTTGCTCTCGTATGTGTTTATCGGAAACGAGCGTTTTGTTATCCTTTAAATAAATTTTAGTTCCCTCTGTTTTTAGTTCCAAAAATAAACCATGAAAGCCGCCCTTTGCTTCACATATAAATAAATCCGGATAACCTCTATGTCTGTTGATTCTCTTATCCCTCATCGCCATACCAATGCTTTTGGTTGCCCCGCTACCTAAATCGAAATGGTATATAACTTTTGGATAAGCTGCGTTTATGTAAGTAACGATCTGATTTACTAAAACATCTTCCTTTCTCATAGTATTAAATGATTTTTGCTTGTGGTGTTCATTTTTCGCCTTCGAGTTTTAGCCAAACTTCAATATTTCCCATTGAATTAATTTGCACCCAGTCAACTTCAAATAAATCATGTTCTACTGAAAACCTTATCCATTCATCGGTTTCTATGGCATTATACATTAAATACCCTGTATCAATTAATCCTGATTCTATAATATCTCCTTTTATTAACCTAAAAGGAAGAAATATTCTATTCCATGAGTAATGAAATGAATGACCATAGAAATGGAATATGTGTCCAATCATAATTTATAAATTTCCTTAATCCTGGTTATCTCATCCTCTGTTAAAAAATACATTTTTATTCTCGTTCCCTCAATAAAAGGCGCGGAAATTTTAATACCATATTCTATTAATACCTCATTCAAATCACCGATTCTACGAGGCAAAGAATGTATGCCATATTCATTTGCAGCTTGCAATACCTGTAAATGTTTACACTGCAAAAGTAGTTCTAATGTTTGAAGATTCTTTTTATTGAAATGTTTCCGGTGTTCATATAGATGCCGTTCTGATTCGTGGTTATTTTCGCGGCAATGAGTTTTTAACTGCATCGGATTTTGATTAAAGTCTATTTCTGTTTGGGGATTCATTTATTAATATGATATTCTTAAATCGTATTTAATTAAAATATCTTCAATCTCATTCATAGATTTTTTCCCAAAGTTTCTAACTTTATAATATTGCTTTTTATTATATTTAAGCAAGTCCGAAACCGTTTCAAGTTTTTCAAATCCAAGTTTTTTATAATTGCTATCCTGTAATTCAAGATTATAATTTATTGAGCGAAGGACATTATAACATCTAAAACTTATATCAAGGTCTTCTATTTTCGTTTCTTTGAAAATATCAATTTGCGTTTTTAAAGTAACTTTAAATGCTTCTGGCTGTTGCTTTAAATATCCAACCGTAAGATTAATAGTTTCTTTACTATCGCCACGTTCAATCATTTCTAAAACAAGGTTTAATATATGATATGAACGATATATAGATTCGTGAACATTGTTAAATGTTGTTGGCATTTCTGCAATTTCTTTTATCTCCATTTTATTTGCTATATAATTTATCCAACCCCCTAAAAATACTTTTACGAACCTTATCGGCGGTATTTGTTAAACCAATATTTTCATATTCCTTGATTAGAACTAAATTAACCAGGCGTTTGATTTTACTTTTCTTCATTCGGTATGACTGTTCTAAACTTCACAAATATCAAAGGCGTATGGCCTATTTTCTTCTCTTGCTCTTTCCGGTATTTCTTTACCTGTTTTTCTAGGTTTGGAAATGGATTTTGCTTGAATGGATTTCTCATCTTTACAATTTTTGAATTTCCCGTTTAACCGCCTGCCAATGCGAATCATCAATAATTATTTCATCGCTTTGAGCCTCTAATGCCGCCTTTAGTTTTAATATTTCTTCGGCGCAAATAAGGGCGCACCTTTTAGCGTTTGGCAAATTAACATTCTGATTCGGCTCGATAAAGCCTTTCGATATAGGCAATGCGAGTGGCATAAACTTATCTACTAATTCTATTGCTTTGGCTTTCGCCTTTGATTCGGATTCGCTCATGGCTGTTTTTGTTGGTTGTAAAACTTAATAAACTCTACTACATAACTCCATGCGTGTTCAATGTCAACTACTATTCTCATGCCTTTAATTTGCTGGACATGATACATGAAGTTTTCGTATTGATCTTCATTGTCGCAATCCATTTTTAAATTATTGATCTTTTGAATAACGGGCATAAGCCAATCGAAGGAGGAATGATATTTTAATCCAGCATCCCCGAAAATAGTATTTCTGTTGGGCGTTATCGGATTCGGATACATTTTCCCATACATGCCATCCATGAATGATTCTAGCCCTATAAATTCTGCGATTAAAACATTCCCTTCGATTATTTCCTCTTCTTTCATCCTTTCGCTTTTGATTGTTGGTATAACTTGAATAGTTCGGCGGTGGTTTTATATCCTGCTTCTGGATTTCCATAAACAAACCATTTTTCACTATTCCATTCGCGCCACTGTTCTTCTTTAATCCATTCCGCAAACGCAATTTCCTCCCCACTTGCAGACTGTGCGAAGCGTGCGCCTTCGATAACACCAAGTTTCCGTTGCACGCATTCTGGTACGGTTAATCCTCTATCAAAAGCAGCGTTATAAGATTCCTCTGCCGCCTTTTCAATATCGCTTTCGGTTAGCGAACAGGGTAAACGTGACTGAATTTCGTATTCCCTCATTGCTTCTAAAATGCTGTTGCGTTCCTTGCCGATTTTTAAATCGGGAAACCATTTATGTAAAATTTCTGCCGCTGTTTTCATCACTTGTTTTTAATGTTAGTTATTAGTTTTTAGTTTAGCAAATCTTATCCCGCCTTCATTTACAACCTCGAAATCTACTTCTTGTAGGTTCACATAATTGACATGGATTGAATCAACATCATCCCTATGTAACATCATTTTATTTTGACCAACAACGGGCATCCCTGTAAAGTCAACCCCGCCATTACATAGAACAATCCATTCGTTTCCGTCTTTATAAAGTTTCCCTTTCATCTTATTCCTTGTTAAGTTTCTCCAAAATTTCCTGCTCTAAACCTGTGATCGCTTCTTTATTCATAAGCAAGTCCATTTTATCGGCGGCTGTTTGAAGGGCTAATCTTACCGCCTGCTGGTTGGATTCTTGCTTCTGCCTCTTTTCGGCTTCAAGAAGTTCGGTGGCTTTAATTATACAGTCAACATATATCCCCCTTGATTGACGGTCAGATATGTTTCCATCTGCCTTAAACCAGTCTCTTTTTTCTTCCAGCTTTTCAATTAGCTGTTGCATGGCACTTTTATTTTTCATGGGAGTGGGTTAAATATTTTTAGTTGCTGCATAAACTCCGAATCCAAGCATTAACGCTCCTATTATAAAATAGAAACGGGCATCCGCGCTCCATTCACCTGCATTTATTGAAAGGTAATAAAAGCTAAATGCAAAATAGATTATAGTTATGCAGGATAAACCTGCAAGGATTGATAGTAATTCTTTTTTAGTCTTTTCCATGTCTATTTAGATAGTTGGTTTAAAAGTTCGTCGGCACAGCTTATAGCCTCTTTAGAAACTCGGTTAATATCAACCCATCCATCATTCACATGATATATTCCATTACCTCCATTTTGCTCACAATTAAGGGAAGCTAATATTCCCTGCATAGCCATCGCGGCTATATATTCGCGCTTAGTTAAGCCGCCTACTAATTCTCCACTTGCTGAATTACTATTCTGTGTAGGGAACGCTGGTTGATCTTTATTTTCCATGTTGTTTATTTACTTGATTGTTCGTGAATGTTGCCTAGTTTTATTATAAATACCTTTTCATCGGGTGCGCCCCATTCTTTTTTGCCGATGCCGATTTCAATTCCCTTACATTCAACTGTCATGCGCGGGGAGTTTTTAGAGTAGCCGTTAGTGAATATTATTTTATCTAAATCGTTTTTTATTAAATCAAACATCGTTCTTGTGTCTCCCTCGTGGCATATCTTATCTAAGTCTTTCATATTATCGCACAATGGGGCGCAAAATCTTTTCTTCCAATATGGTTTAATCTCCCTATATTCCTCTTTCTTCTCTCCTGAAAGAATTAAGTCGTACCATTGCTTGCGTAATGTTAAATGAAGTGTTTTCATTTTCAGCGAAGGGTTAAATTATTTATGATCACTTGTGCAATCTGGCTCAAAGCATATATCACAAGCGGGATATGTAGATAATAGCATTTTTAATTCTATTAGCCTTTCAAATGAATCTCGCGCATCAGCAAGCATGTAATGAGAGTCTTGGTTTAAAACCCTCTGCATACTTAACACTTCGGAGTCGTGAAACTGTTTTATAAGTCTCATTATTTTACTATTGTAACTTTTATTAAAATCCTCTATTTTCATTTTCCTTCTGTTTTAAAATTAAACTTCTTTAGATACTTTACGTAATGCCTTTATTATTTCCTCAAGAGAATCAATGTTTATATTTATCCATTGTCCTTCCTGCTGAATCTCAATAATATTTCCATCTAATTTTGCTATTAGTAACGCTGGCTCTGGCATCCCTTCTTGTTCTTGTTTTTGCCAAACACATATAGCATCTGGTCTTGTGGCTTCTGTTGTCATTTTATTTATTTTTTAAATTGTCCATCTCAATTAATTTCTCATAAACCAAACTAATCCCCTCTTTATATCCGCGCTTAAAAAAGTAATCTTTCCAGTCGAGTAGTTCTTCAAAGGTCAAAGTATCTTTTACAGCGTTGAACTTGGTTATGGCTTCGGGTTGGGGGAGGTCGGGGGTCATTATGCAATTTTATTTATTCTTTTCAACTCTTTATTCATTGCTTTTATTTCCTTCTCTTTTTGCTCATCAGCCTTTACAATCTTATATCCGCATTTAGCTAGACACTCTTCAAGGAAACACCATCCACAGTTAGTGCCAAACCATTGCATAACTGTGGCGACAATATACCTATCTCGATTGTTTATTATTAATTGCCATGTTTGTGGTAGATACCATTTGGTTTTTTGATGGGCGAAAAGATTTTGTAAAGCCCCCTGACCTTGATTAATCCAAGATTTCCTCTTGTTTTCCTCTTTCCATTTTTTATAAAATATCTTCTCCCTATCGCCGTATTCCCATGTGGTTCGCTCAAAACGAAAACCCTTATCAACTTTTCCAAGTTTTAAAATGTCTTTATCGCAAACAATTTGTTGTAGTCGTTTCATAGTTTCAATATTTCCCCTCAAAGGGTGGTGGTTAATAATTCAGACTTAAATAAAAATTTGTTCATCCATGATTTGCAGGCTGTTATCCTCTCATAAAGTTTGTCAATGTCGGATTGATTATATTCAAATGAAATTAAATGAAGTCTCTCTTCCAGGGGAATATCATATTGCCATTTCTCAATTTTATTTTCAAGCTGGAATCCTGGATTATGCCGTTCAAATAATTCCATATCAAAAATATGATTAATTTCGATCTGCCTAAACTTTTTCATCAAGCCGGTATCTTCAGTAGCGAATGAATGAAGCGTATCAAAGTCGCGTGAATATGGCAAACCCATTGACGTTGCTGCTTTGCATTTTTCATATATAATAGTTTCAGGAGTGCCATTTACAAGGCAATAAGCAACGGTGTGTTTTGTAGCTCCGGTTAAGCACATATAGCCTTGCCCCTGCCAATAATAATTATCATTCAAGGCTTCATTCTTTGCTCTGAAAAACGTATGTGCGCTCCATGATGTTTTGGTATCGAATGTTTCAGAACTTTCTTTTAATGATTCGCCAATAAATAAATCAGGTTCCCCGATAATCATTTCATTCGCTATACGCAAATCATTTTTCTTAAAGAAGATTTTTGAAACACGGCTTAATAATGTGATTGCATCATTTTCACAAAGATTGCCTTTCGTTAAAAACTTCGATGTAATTTCTTCGCGCCTGCCATATTTAGCGGAAACGAAAATATCAATAAGGTTTGTTTTAACGGTTTGGGCAAGTTCGGGCGGAGCGTCCCGTTTCTCAATCAAATCCCGAAGCGTATCGTTTTGCTTTTCCGTGCGCTTTGGCTTTGCGAGTAATTCAGAAAGGGTTTGTAATTGCTTTTCGGTTATTCCCTTCGATCCGGTCATAATGTGGCCTAAGCCGGAACATCTGAAAAGGATCTCATTTGCGTTTTCAATCATGGTATGGTTTTAATAATCTTAATAAGGGCCGAATAAATCTTTTCTTTGGGGCTGCATTGCTGAACTCATTCGTACTAAGTCAAACGCTATCCGCCTTCTCGGAATGCCACTAGTTGCAGGAAGAAGTAGAAAGAAAGACATTCGACCCTTATTAAGATAGGTTTGATTTACGCCTTCTTTTTTATTTCCTCTTTTCTCTTATTACAAGCATCTTCAAATAATTTATTTCCCTTTAATTCAGAATGAGAATTTATCACATCATTGACGGCCTTATTAGTTTCAGCCGTTGCAATTTCAAGGTAGATTTCATTTGAAGGCTCTTCCTGCTTTGGGGTTAATTCAGAAAGACGTTGATTGTAAAATTCCATCTGTTCGGGCTTAGCCTGGATAAGAAGCGATTTTAATTCATCGAGCGTTTTGGCATCTTTGATCATTAATAAAATTCGCTCTTCCTCTTTATTGATTTTCGTATCCTCGTTTTTTTCAAACAAACTTTGAACCGTCGCTTCCCCGTTTTTAATTGCAGCCTTCATTCCGGTTAGCGTTTCAAGTTTATCAAGATCAATATCCTGCACCTTTTTTATTTCAAGCGTGGTGCAAAGTTGTGATTCCGTTACCCCGATTGATTTAAAATAAGCTATTGCCTTATCCCTTCGCACTATAAGGGTTTCGGCTGTTCCCCTTGCCACTTCTTTGGCTTTGTCTTGTATTGAGGCAATAAGGGCACCGGGGATAACTTTAAATATTGCGTTCCTGACTGCAATGGCTATGGCGGCATTTCCAGTCATAACCTGCATATCTTGATTAAATGTTTTCCCGTCCTTGCCCGTGATCTTGCGGTTTACCTCAACTGTTGCCTTCACGTTGTTTTCAAGATCAATACAAATGCCTTGTGCGGTGATCATCTTACCGTCGTTGGCAATTACCCTGCCGCCATATTGAACGTTGGTATAAGAGGCTGCAACGATTTCAGCAAGGCGAATAGAAGGGCCTTCAAGCCTTGTGCCGCCACGAGGTAGCGCGTAAGTGCATGATGCTGCAATATCTTCCGTAAATGTAGCCATGCTTAATGCCTTATCCCTGAATTGAGTTAAACTACGCGGGAACGCTTTTGCCGTCGCAATTTGGGTATCAATTTCAGCCTTCGTTAATAAATAAAGTGCTGTTGATTCGACCTGTTGAATATCGTTTTTTACAATCTTCATTGATTCGTTTTCCATAATTAATTGATTAAATTGTTATATAACTAAAATTCCTCTTTTGATTATTTATTTAAAATTAAGATTTGCAAATTCCTTTCGATAAAATTTAGCGGCATTATCATATGCCTTCGCTGCTTCGATTTCTGTATTGAAATATCCTAAAGAAATGACATTTGAATTGATTGATATTTTCGATGCCCATGTTTCTTTTTTATTGCCTTGAAAAAGATAAACCCCTAAATATTTTGATGATGCTTTTAATCTTTTTGTTGTGTTAGCATTATTTTGGGATATAGTGCATATTCTAATATTGTCCGGCAGGCAATTCAATCCATCATGATTTTTATGATCTATTAATTTGTTTTTAGGCATCCCCTTTATAACGCGGTGCATATAAATAGTAATAGTTCTTTTATTTATTCGATGTGTTCGATAGGCATAGAAAGTTTTTTTGTTTTTCATTGCATACCATTTCCAAATCATTAACCATTCGTACCACCAATAGCCAACCATCACAAACTTTCCTTGTGTTAATGGTATCTGCTTTGCATAAATAACAATTTCTTTATACATTATATATCAATAAAATTACCCCGTCGCGCAAACAAAGTGCAACCGATGCCTTCGGACGAAGGTTAATTACGGACGGGGTAAAGTTTATGGTTATCATCGGTTGCGGATGCAAAGATAGTTATTTATTATAATCTAACAAAAAGCGGAAGCGGCTGTATAAATTCACCTCTGACATGAACAACTTTGCCGCCCCGCTGTTAGGTTATTCTTTGTTATTGTCATTTTGTAAGTCGTATTTCCAAATAAACCCGCCTGCCGATTTCGATAACCCTGAAAGATTATTTGAAATTCCGGTGCGGCTTATTTTTAATAATATAGATGCTTGTTTAAGAGAAGTGAAGGATTGGATTTTGTTGCCATGAATATCAAGTTGAATAATCGGTTTTTCATTGACGGGTATCCCCTTGTGAGAATCGCTCATTTTCTTTCTTGCCTCATCTGTAAGGTCGTATTTTCTATGGCAAGATGGGCAAAGTTGCATAAAATTTTCAATTTTATTTTCATACACACAACCCTTTTTTAATGCCCATTCAAATCGTTTCGGATTCCTGGATTCGCACAATTCATTTTCGCATTTAGAGGCCGACCCATATTTAGACCTTAACCATATATGAACTGCTGAATAATGGGGATAATTATTTTTTCTTTTAGCCATAAAATTACCCCCGATTAAATTTAATGGCAGTCCAGTTGCGCGGGATTGCGCTATTGGCATTAAATCTAAAAGGGGGTTTTTATTATTTGTCATTACTGAACTGCGGTACAAAGGTAAGTAATTTAATCTAATGCCGGGTTATTATGCTCAACCATTGCACTTGAAATATTTTCTTCGTTTTCAAGGCTTAATTTTAACTGCATTTCTTCTGCACTCATATTGCGCTCCCAAATGATTTCGCCCGTATCAACACGAACCAAAGTTTTTAAAGTTGGTTTCGGCGTATTCATTTTAATGACACAATCAATGTAACGATGTTCCTGCTTATTGTTAATCTTCGTTGCGAGCGATTCAATCAAAGCGGATTTGCTTTCAATCTTTGCGGCAAATTCAGCATTGACGGCCTTCTTTTCATTTTCAATTCCGAGCTTCTCCTGATAGTTTCGCGCCATTTCTTCGCTAATGTCTTTCAGTTCCTTTTCGGTGAATTTGTAAGTTAAAAACTCTTTCGTTTTTACTTCGCGCTTTTCGTCGTTGACGTTAGCTTTTACTTCCTTTTGATTGTTTTTTTTACTTGACATAATTTTGATTTTAGTATTAGTGAAATTGATTAAAGTGAAATTAAATAAAGGGGAGCTACTTTTCAATCGAATTGAATTTGGCAACCCCCTTTCCCCCTCTGAAATTATCTTTTCCTGGATTTGGATTTTGAAGTTGAGGCGGCTTCTGTTTCTAACTCTTCAGCTTCTTCCATAATCTTTTCGGAATTTCTTTGCTCACCTGCATCTTGATTTTCGGATACAGTTTCCAAAGGGAATTTAATTTCCTCTTTCGCTCTTTTCTTTTCAAGCTCTATCATGTTATCAACGATAGGTTTTAGGTTTTCATGTTCCTGTTTTTTTTGCGCTAACTCATTTTCGAGTTCAGCAATGTCAGTTTCTACTTTTGTAAGTAGTTTCTGATAGTACGGCAGATTTGACTTTAATTTCATTTTTGATTTTAACCGTTTAAAGTGGTTGACTTTTTTAGTTACTTGTTAGTTTTTAACTTCTTAATTTGCTCATCCATATAAGACGAAATAATGGCAGTTGTTTGCGCCGGAATTTTAGAAAGGCTTGTATCTTGCTGTGCAAAATTAAGAACCTTCCCGCCTGCCATTATTAGTATTGCTTCATTCTTTGAGGGGACGAACATTACTATTAATATAGATGGAATCAAAAAACACATCGAAAGACGTTTTGCTATTCCATATATTTTTACAAAATCCTTTCTTTCATCTTCATCCAATTCATTAACCGAGCCTTCGATTAAATAGAAAAGCAAATAAATAATTAATGCGATTGACGAAAAAATAATAATGCCAACCATTAATGAATGAATTGCATCAAGCCGTGTAAGCCAGTAAAGTTTAGAATAGTTACTCATTTGATTTTAGTTTAAAGATTAAATTGATATACTTATTAAATATATAAAAGAAAGAATTATGCAGGTGAAGATTGAGATAACAATGTAAAGGAATAGGGATTGTTTTTTCATACTGAATATACTTCAAAGGAAGATAATGGCATCCCAGCTTTTAATTTATTGCTGCAAAATAAACGCATCAATCCGCTTTTTTTAAGACAATCAATGCTCCAATCTATGGGCTTTATGGTT